TGGACGGTTCAGATCAAGTCGAGGTCCTGCAGGCAGGTTGCCGCATCGATCAGCTGATCGGTCGGCACCTCGATGGTGATCGTCATGCTGTCGGCGTAGGCGCGGACATAAACGCCGCCATCGTCCATCAGGGCGCCTTCGATTTCGTCGAGGACCGTGGTGATACGGCTTCGGTCGAAATGATCGGGCAGCTTACGGATCGGCAATCGGATGGTGCTGGTTTCCATGGCGCTCACTCCGCGTGCTCGCCTTCACTGAAGGCGCTGTCGGTGATGCGCTTCAGGAGGCTGGCGTAATGCTCAAGGGTGCCGACATGGCCCCAGTTGATCTCGTCGGGGTGGGCGTTGAAGTGGTCGTCGCTGAGGTTTGCCAAGCGCGCCAGCGCCTCGTCGATCTCGGCTTTCTTGCCGATGAAGGCGCTCAGCGCTGCTTCCTTGTTCCGGGCCGCCTTTTCGGCGCGCAGTTGATGGCGGGGCGTTGTCTGCGGGTTCAGGCGGGTCATCGTGGCGGCTCCGTGGTGAGTTGCATCTTTTTCGTAGGATCACGTTCGCTCTGGTACGGAGGCTTATCAACTACATAAGCACATGATTTTGAATGATAATCGGAGCACGCAATGGAGGGTCTGAGCGAGCGCCAGTATGCCGCCCGCGTCGGCCTTTCACGTGGTGCAATCCAGAAGGCCAAAGCGACAGGGCGGCTGGTTCTGTACGGCGATGGCAGCATTGACGCGGTGGCCAGCGATGCCTTGCGCGCCGAAGCGACCGACCCGTCCAAGACCCGTAAGCCGCCGCAGCCGAAGCTCAAACCTGTCCCGGAGGCAGCGGTCTCCGCCGTGGGCGAGACGCTGCGGGAACAGGGTCTGGCGGCGCCGCCGGTCGGCAGCGGAACCACCTTCCTGCAAGCCAAGACGGCCAATGAAGTGCTGAAGGCGCAGGAACGCCGTCTCCGGCTCCAAAAGCTGAAGGGCGAGCTGATCGACCGGGCGCGTGCGCTGTCGCTGGTTTTCCGGCTGGCGCGGCAAGAGCGCGACGTCTGGGTCAACTGGCCCGCCCGAGCCGCTGCGTTGATGGCGGCCGATCTGGGGGTGGAAACCGCCGCTATGCAGAAGGTTCTGGAGAAACATGTCCGTGCCCAGCTCGACGAGCTTGCCGAGGTCAAACCCGATCTCCGGTGATGAAGCCCTCGAGTTCGACGGCGCAGCAGAGATCCTGCGCGCCTGGGGAGCGGGCCTCACGCCGGATGCGGACCTGACCGTGTCTGAATGGGCGGATCGACACCGGATGCTCTCGGGCCGCGCATCGGCCGAGCCGGGTCGGTATCGCACCGCCCGCACGCCCTACATGGGCGAAATTATGGACCGGTTGAGTCCGGGCGATCCGACACAGCGGATCGTGTTCATGAAGGCAGCGCAGGTCGGAGCGACCGAGGCGGGGAACAACTGGATCGGGTTCGCGATCCACCAGGCACCGGGGCCGATGCTGGCGGTCCAGCCGACCGTGGAACTGGCCAAGCGCAATTCGCGCCAGCGGATCGACCCGCTGATCGACGAGAGCCCGGAACTGCGGGAGCGGGTGAAACCGGCGCGCTCGCGTGACGCGGGCAACACCATGCTGTCCAAGGAATTTGCGGGCGGCATCCTGATCATGACCGGGGCTAACTCGGCCGTGGGGCTGCGCTCGACCCCGGCGCGCTACATCTTTCTCGATGAGGTTGATGCCTATCCAGCATCCGCCGACGATGAAGGCGATCCCGTCACGCTGGCCGAAGCGCGGTCGCTGACATTCGCCCATCGGCGCAAGGTGTTCCTGGTCTCGACCCCGACAATCCGGGGACTGAGCAGGATTGAGCGCGAATATGATGCCAGCGACCAGCGGCGGTTCTTCGTGCCGTGCCCGCATTGCGGTCAGGAACAGTGGCTGAAGTTCGAACGGTTGCGCTGGCAAAAGGGGCGGCCGGAGACTGCGGAATATCACTGCGAGGGCTGCGAACAGCCCATCGCCGAACATCACAAGACGGCCATGCTGGAAGAGGGCGAATGGCGGGCGACCGCGACGGCCGCCGATCCCGGCACCGTCGGCTATCACCTCTCGGCCCTCTATTCGCCGATCGGCTGGCTGAGCTGGGAGCGGATTGTGCGGGCATGGGACGCGGCCAAAGGGTCGGACGAGGCGATCAAGGCGTTCCGCAACACGATCCTCGGCGAGACGTGGGTCGAAACCGGCGAAGCGCCCGACTGGCAGCGCTTGGCGGACCAGCGCGAGACCTGGAATGCTGGCGCTGTGCCAACAGGCGGTCTGTTCCTGACTGCGGGAGCGGATGTTCAGAAGGATCGCATCGAAGTCGATGTCTGGGCTTGGGGCCGCGGGCTGGAGAGTTGGCTGATTGATCACCTGGTCATTGAGGGCGGGCCCGGCGATCCGGCGTGTTGGCAGCAGCTGACCAATTTGCTCGGTCAGACCTGGGAGCATGCCTCAGGTCAACCGATGACGTTGGCACGGCTGGCGATCGATACCGGCTACGAGACAAGTGCTGTTTATGCCTGGTCGCGACAGGTCGGCTTCGCGCAGGTGGCTCCGGTCAAAGGCGTCGAGGGCTTCAACCGCTCGAGCCCGGTCACTGGCCCGACTTATGTGGACGCGACCATCGCAGGCAAAAGGCTGCGGCGCGGGGCGCGGCTTTGGACGGTCGCCACCTCGACCTTCAAGACCGAGACCTATCGCTATTTGCGCCAGGACCGGCCGACGCGGGAGGAAATCGAGGCTGGGCATCTTTGCCCGCCCGGAACCATCCATCTGCCAAACTGGGCGGACGGCGAGTGGTTGAAGCAATTCACGGCCGAACAACTGATCACGGTGCGCACCAAACGCGGCTTTGCCCGACTCGAATGGCAGAAGCTGCGCGAACGCAACGAGGCGCTGGATACACGAGTCTATGCGAGGGCCGCGGCTTGGATATTGGGCGCTGACCGTTGGTCCGATGCGCGGTGGACTGATCTGGAAGCACAGGTCGGGATCACGGCGGAGGACATGGCTGGGGACGGGGCGGGAAACACCACGCCCGCTTCTCGGCGCGCGGGACCACAGCGGCGCACGGTGCGCTCAAGTTACATGAGGTGAATTGATGTCTACGATTGCCGAGCTCCGTGCCCGCCGCGAGACCCTTTGCTGTTCAGCGTTCCTCAGGCGTGGCGCGCGTCAGCTATGACGGAAAGACGGTGGACTATCGCAGCGTCGCGGAAATCGACCGGGCGATCGAGGCGCTCGACCGGGAGATCGCGGCTGCTGAAGGACGACGGATCGTTCGGCAGTTGCGTGTGATGACGACGAAGGGTCTCTGAACCATGGGCTTGTTCGATCGCTTTCGCCGCCCACCCTCGGGCGGCCAGGCAGGCGTGTCTGCGCGCCTCGAAGGCGCGATGGCCAAACGACGGCTTCGCGGCTGGAACCCGCCGCTTGAAAACATCAATTCGCTGGTCGCCTCGGGCGGCCCGCGTTTGCTGGCGCGGTCGCGCGAACTGGTCGTCACCAACGGCTATGCCGCCAATGCCTGCGAGGCATTTGCGTCGAACATGATCGGTGACGGGATCAAGCCGTCGTCGCTGATCACCGATGCGGCGTTGCGTGACGTTGTTCAGCAGCTCTGGCTCGCATGGACGGATGAGGCTGACGCGGACGGTTTGACCGATTTCTACGGCCTGCAGGCCATGGTGGCGCGCGAGATGTTTGTTGCGGGCGAATGCTTCGTGCGTCTGCGCCCCCGCCGCGTCGAGGACAGCCTGCTGGTGCCGCTGCAACTGCAGCTTCTCCAGTCAGAAATGCTGCCCTTCGAGAAGACCGAAACTGCGGCAAATGGCAATCGCGTCCGCTGCGGGATTGAATTTGACGGCATCGAAAGGCGCGTTGCCTATCACTTTCGCCGTCGCCATCCGGGCGACAGCACCGATCAGGGGGCTGTGATCCCGGAAACGGTCCGCGTGCCAGCCGACGACGTGCTGCACATCTACCGCCCCATTGACGCGGGCCAGATCCGGGGCTTGCCTCATGTGGCTCCGGCCATGGTGCGGCTGTTTCTGCTGGACCAGTACGACGACGCCGAACTCGACCGGAAGAAGACGGCCGCGATGTTCGCGGGGTTCATCACCAAGACCGCGCCGGAAGACCCGATGATGGGCGAGTCCGAAGCCGATCTGGACGGGGCGGCCATCGCCAGCCTCGAGCCGGGCACGATGCAGGTGCTGCTGCCGGGCGAGGACGTGAAGTTCTCGAGCCCCGCCGATGTCGGCGGTGGCTACGAGGCGTTCCAATACCGGACACTCCTTGCTGTCTCAGCCTCGCTGGGGCTGCCGTACCACCTTGTAACCGGGGATGTGCGTCAGGCGAATTATTCGAGCCTGCGGGCAGAGCTGGTCGAGTTCCGGCGACGCATCGGCCAGCTGCAGCATGGGGTGATGGCGCACCAGCTGTGTCGGCCGATCTGGCGGCGCTGGCTTGAGACGGCTGTGCTGTCGGGGGCGCTGGATATCGGCAATCCCGCCGTCGCGCGACCAGTGCAGTGGATCCCGCCGCGTTGGGACTGGGTCGACCCGCTGAAGGAATCCAGGCACAGGTACTGGCCATGGAAGCGGGCATCACCTCGCGCCGCAAGGTGGTCGAGGCCACAGGCTATGACGTCGAAGAAGTGGACCGTGAGAATGCGGCGGATGCCAAACGCGTTGCTGATCTGGGGCTGAGCTACCGCGCGAGCCCTGGCGAAACGCAAGGTGCGCGGGCGACCCCCTCAGCGCGGCCTGATCCGGGTGATGGCACAGGCGACGGATCGGCCACCACCGATCCCGCCACCGAACAGGAGTGACAATATGACAAGCTGGTATGCGATCCGCGCCCGGGGAACCGGCGCGGAAGTGGCGATCTATGACGAGATCGGTGCCTATGGGGTCTCGGCGAAGGGGTTCCTTGCCGAACTCGGCGCACTGCCCGACGGGACGCTGGTCGATCTGCGGCTGAACAGCCCGGGCGGGTCAGTCTTCGATGCGGTGGCGATTTACAATGCGCTGAAGCGGCACGAGGGCACGGTCACGGTCTGGATCGACGGTATTGCCGCCTCTGCCGCGTCCTATGTCGCCATGGCGGGTGACGAGATCGTCATGCCGGAAAATGCGTTCCTGATGATCCACGACCCGTCGGGTTTGGCAATGGGCACGGCGGGCGACATGCGCGCAATGGCCGAAGCGCTCGACAAGATCGCGGGCAGTCTTGTCCGGGGATATGCCGCCAAATCCGGCAAGACTGATGATGAGATCGCAGCGCTGATGGCGGCCGAGACCTGGTTCGACGCGGGTGATGCGCTGGAGGCGGGCTTCGCGGATCGGCTGGCGGACCCTGTCAGAATGGCCGCGCGGTTCGACATCGGTCGGTTCCGCAACGCGCCGCCCGACCTCGTCGAGGCAGTGGAAGCCAGTGGCCAGGAGGGTGTTCCGACCGAGGCGGAGGGCGTTCCGGCCGAAGGCAATCCAGAGACAGGCATCAAACTGCACCAAGAGATCGACAGTATCGTGGACGGCGATGTCGAACCTGCCGACGGCACTGGAGAGGCGGACAGCGACGAAGCGCCTGTCGAGCCGGAAGGGCATGGTGTTGCCGACGACATGCCCAGCCCTTCGGATCCGATCCCGACTCCGGGCGGCGCATCGCCCGATCCCGCCGCGATCCGCGCCGAGGCGATCACCCATGCACGCGCTATCGTCGATCTTTGCCGTCTTGCAGGCCAGCCACAGATGGCCGGGCGGTTCCTCGAACAGGACGCCAGCCTTGACGACGTCCGTATGGCCCTTCTGGCGGCAAAAGCCGAGGCCGAACCCGAGATCGTCGCCCATCACCCGCAACCCGGCCGGACCACGACGGCCCGCCCATGGGGCGAGATCGTCGCCCGTACCTTCAAGCTGAAAGGATAACCACGTGACCACGCTCACCGAGACCACCCATCCCGGAGGCTTCCTCATTTGGGAAGCCTTCCGCGACTACACCCGCGAAACCATCACCGTCCCATCCGGCACGCTCGATCCGGGCACCGTGCTGGGCAAGATCACCGCGTCTGGCAAATACGCTGCCCATGATCCCACCGCCGTTGACGGTACCGAAACCGCCGTGGCGGTGCTCTGGGGTAAGGCCGACGCTGCGGGCGGCGACGTGTCAGCCGTCGCGCTGGTCCGTGGCCCCGCCATCGTCAACCGCCACGATCTCGTTTTTGCGGGCACCCCCAGCGAGGGCGAGATCACCGCCGCCCATGCCGCGCTGCTGGCGGTCGGCATCCTCGTCCGCTGATCAAACCCTCAAAGGAGGCTTTCCCATGACCACCATGGATATCTTCGAAGGCGATGCCTTCACCATCATCGAACTCACTCGTGCTCTGGAAAACATCCCCTTCAAGCCCGCGATCCTGTCGGGTGCCAGCCTGTTCTCGCCGCGCGGCGTACGCTCCCGCACCGTCGTGATCGAGAGCCGGGACGGCACGCTGTCGCTGATCCCGTTCTCCGAACGCGGCTCGGCGGTCGAGCAACAGGTCCCCGAGCGTCGCGACATGCGCGCCTTTGTCTGCCGCCAGTTCAAGAAACAGGACGTGCTCTGGGCCTCGGAAATCCAGGGCATCCGCGACTTCGGCTCGGAAAGTGCGACCCAGCAGGTGCAAAGCGAAGTCGCCCGAAAGCTCGGCCGTCTGCGCCAGGATGCGGAGGCGACATTCGAATATCACCTGCTGAATGGCATTCAGGGCATCGTGAAGGATCCAAAGGACAGCGCCACGGTGATCAACTACTTCACCGAGTTCGCCATCACGCCCGCTACCGAGATCGACTTCGATCTCGACAACGCTACCCCTGGCTCGGGCGCGCTGCGCAAACGCTGCCAGGCGCTGATCGAAAGCGTCGAAGACAGCATGGGCGGACTGGCCGCCGGGGCCGTGCAGGTCCGCGCTGAATGCGGGTCGGCCTTCTTCGCCGATCTCATTGCCCACAAGGAGGTGCGCGAGACCTATCTCAACACCGCAGCTGCTGCCGATCTTCGCGGCAGGGTTGCCGATGAGGTCAGCTTTGGTGGCATCACCTTCCGTCGCTACCGGGGCGGGGCGGGCTTCGGTGTGACGACCGACAAGGCCTTCTTCTATCCCGAAGGGGTGGAAGGCCTCTTCGAGATCTACCATGCCCCTGCGGACACTTTCGAGACGGTCAATACTCTTGGCCTGCCGCTCTACGCGCGCACGATCCCCGATAGGGACCGTGACGAATGGGTGCGGCTTGAGATCGAGAGCAATCCGCTGCCGATCTGCACCCGGCCGCAGGTTCTGCGCTCAGCACGGCGGACGTGAGGGATCAGAGGGTAACCTCGTATCGGGCCCGCAATGCCTTGAGATGCCGCGCCAACCACTCTGCTGGCCCGGCATCATCCCAAGCACGCCACAGTTCAGGATAACTCATGGCCCGAAACCCTGGCGTCGATCCGGCCACACGTTCTGCGAAGGCGGCTATCTCTTGCCTGTGGCCCCTAAACTCAGGACTGGCATCCGGGTTTGCGGGTTCCCAATAGAGGTAAAGCAGGGTCAAAGGGTGTTCCCGAAAGGTGCGGGCCAGCCCAAACGAATGCTTGATCAGTTGCGCAGCATCCAGCCAGACGTAACTGTCGGGCGCATCGATCAGGCGCAGCATCTCACGGAAATATCCTTGTTCGCGCCGCTCATCGCGGATCTGTTCGGCATAGGCGGGGGAGAATGAGGCTCGGTGCTTCGCGAGATACTCGCTCAGCTTGGACTCGACTCCGACAACACCTTTCGGACCCGACAGCACGACATCGAGGTTGGGGGCGCGGCCGCCACGAAGGCCGGTTGGGCACTTGCGCTCGAACTGCAGCGCCGCGAAGGGGCCGCAGCTCGGCAGAGCCAGATCGACAATCCGGGTCCGAAACGGTGCAAAACAATTGACCGCGAGCCCCGAGGATGAATGCGCGGCGCGGAACTTGGTTTGCAGTTCGTTGCCATCCCCGGCCTGCAGGTCAACCTCGAAATCCTCGGTCGCGACAAGCGGCAGAAGCGTATCGCGAAAATCGGGGGCATAGCCTTTGTCGTCGATCAGGATGTCGGGCCGTTGGTGCGCAAATGCTGTCCTTAGTGCAATGAGGGCGCGGCTTCGAACTGGGCTGTTTGAAAATGAACTTTTCTTCATAAGGACAGTATAGCATTGGCCAGCGCAATTGCATCTGCAATGACAGTGCTCTTCGCGGATCCGAACATCGGGCGGGAGGGGATCTATATCGCCGATGGCGGCACGTCTATGTTGGTGCGGCTGGTCTCCCGGCAGGCTGATGCGATCACCGACTTCGGCGACGCCCGGCTTTGGTCGGACACCACCCGGATCGATCTGCGTGTCGCGCAGGTGGCGAACCCGCGCCCTGGCGACCGCATCGAGATCGACGGGGACGCCTTCCTCATCCAGGGCGAACCTGTTCGCGACCGTGAGCGTCTGGTCTGGACCGTGGACCTGAGGCCCGCGTGACGAAATGTTTTGGCTGATCTACTCGGTTGGGTCGCGATCTGACCAATTGCGTTGGTCACCGGTGGTTTCCTTGGCCGCAGCTTCGATCAGCTCTTTTACAGCATCGAACCGAGGCGGGTCCGCGTTCATGCCGGAACTGACGATGTTGAGCTTTTCGCATATGACTTTCAGTGACCATCCATACCCGTCCATGATCATCGGGTTAGAATAACTCCGTTTCCAGTTTTCTACGCCCAACTCAAGCAGTCTCCCGATCACGTCTGAAAATGCCGGGTCCTCCGCGGTGAGAATAACCGGCTCTGGAGGTAAACCTGGCATCGTGTAGAACTCAAAATGAATGATTGGGGTGGCTATAGGGAGTACTCCAACGGTTGGGTCAAAATCCCATGAGTTCGTATCCGTTAGTATAGAGGGTGTCACTTGGAAAAAGCGAGCGATCCTGAACCGATGGTGCGTGCGCGAACTGCGAGGGCCGTTATGTGATGTTTGTGTCGGGATGATGCTATGAAACTGAAACTCGACATCGATCCCGACATCGTCGCCATGATGGCAGCGGAGGTC